GGAGGCATTTAAGGCTAAGACCACTCTTACTAAAAATGCCTTGGTGCAACAAAAGATGGCTGCAAACTCCCTACAGGGCATCTTTCGTGATTATGGTGTTGCAGTAAAGGACTCCTCTAATCAAGTCATGTACTACAAGGATGTAGTGCAGCAAGCTAATGTTGTGCAAAACCAATTTGGTGTAGTTGCCGACAAAACAACTAGAGGCATAAAACGCTTTGGTGCTGTTGGACTACAACAGGTCGGTTATCAGGTGGGTGACTTCGCTGTTCAGGTGCAGGGTGGTACTTCTGCTCTTGTAGCCCTTGGTCAGCAAGGTTCTCAGTTACTTGGTATTTTCGGCGCTGGTGGTGCTATCGCTGGTGCAATTCTCGCTATTGGCACTGCTATTCTCAACGTAAGGGCTAACTTAAAGACTCTCTCCGACGAGACAAAGTTTGAAAAGCCCATTGAAGCCCTTGATAAGTTTAAGTCCAAGTTTGATGAACTCTCAAAAGCAGTAGAAAGATACCAGAAGGTGTCAAAGTTTGAGGTAGCTGGTTTTCTAATCTCTGATGCAAGTTTTGAGGCTATTGAGAGGGAAATAGTAGCGAGAGAGAAACTTCTAAAGATTGAACAGGCTAGGTTTGAACTCAGCATACACAAGATAAGGAATGAAATAACTGCCAGACAAGAACTTATCGACCAAATATACGAGGAGAACAACCTCTCAAAAGAGACAGCACTGGCAGGTGCCACTTCTGATGCCGAAAGGCAGGCTATTCAGCAGGCATATCTAGAAAGTCTCCAGAAATCTATAGGCGCAAACAAAGAGTTGTTTTTGACGCAAAGTCAGCAGCGTGCAGAACTTGAATTGATGGAGGCGTTGTTGGATCAGCTAAAAGCTGGCACAGATGGACAAGTAGACTCTGCTACAAAACTTGAGGACGCATATACAGAAGTTCAGGCTGCTATAAGAGAAGCTGGCGGCGCTTTTGATGGGCTAGACCCGGAGGGTTTTGCAGCGGATGTTCTTAGTGCTGGTAAGGAGTTTGAGGTTTGGACGAACGAATTGCGTCAGGTGAAAGACCTCATAGGTGAAGCTAACTATGAGGCTCTCCGACTGGCTGGTGTGGATATGAGTCCGGGAATTTTGAAGGCTGCTGCTGCTGCCCTGTCTCTTGCTCAACGCTTGAACATTGCCTTTATGGAAGCTTGGAATATCTACCAACTCGGGACCAAAGACCCTAATGCGGGCAAGAAAGAAAAGAAACCAGTTGGTGTTGGGGGTAACGTAGACCTTGGTTCTTCTGGTGGTTCCAAAGAAGAAACTCAGACTATGGAGGAATATGTAGCTGCCCTTGAGGAACGTCTTCTCAAGGAACGTGAACTTATTGGTCTGAGCGAAGAGGTCCGTGCTATTGAAGAATACCGGACTGATCTTGTAGAAGACCTCACCAATAAGTATCCTGAAATGTCTGCTGCTGCTATCCAAGCTGCTGCTGATGAAATCACTGCAATCAAACAGGTCAACGAGGAACTGGAAGAGAAACAAGCCAAGATGGAAGAAGTCCAAGGAGTTCTGAGTAAGGGTTTTGAGGACTTCTTTATGTCTATCATTGATGGTTCCAAGACTGTTGGTGAGGCATTTGCTGACCTTGCTCAATACATCATCAGCGAACTTCTTCGCATCTTGGTTATCAAACCTCTTGTCGATAGCCTTGCTAGTAGCCTTTCCAATATCTTTGGTGGGTTTAGTATATTTGGTAGCGCACAGGGTAATGTCTTCTCCCCTAGCGGGGTTGTTCCCTTTGCTAAGGGTGGTGTTGTCAATAGTCCCACTGTCTTCCCATTCGCCAATGGTATCGGTCTTATGGGGGAAGCTGGTCCCGAAGCTATCATGCCCCTCAAGAGAACTCCTAGTGGTGATCTGGGTGTCATTGCTCAAGGTACTGGTGGTGGGTCTCCTGTCAATGTTGTAGTGAACAACTATGGTAAGGACGAGGCAATGGTAGACCAGCAACCCAATGGGGATATTGTAGTAACTGTTGGTAAGGCTGTTGCACAGGATATTGCCAATGGTGGTGCTACATACCAAGCTATGAGAAAGACCTTCGGGCTTAGTCAGACTATCAAGAGGAGAGGCTAATGGCTACTTGGCCTGCTACACTACCACAATACCATGAGATTGGGCTACAGGAAACCCGACAGCAAGCCTTTGTCCGAACCTCAATGGATGTAGGACCTTCAAAGCAGAGACGTAGGTTTACAACTGCCACTCGTTTCCTTGAAGGTACTATGTTGATGACCACTGCACAGAAGGCTACCTTTGATACCTTCTACAACACTACCATTGATGAAGGCTCACAGGAGTTTGACTTCACAGACCCAAAGGATGCCTCTACTATCCAGTCTGTGAGGTTTACTGCACCCCCTACGTTCACTGCTCTTATCGGTGGTAGTAGTGGTGTAGAGTTCTATCGTGCAACCATTTCCTTGGAGATTCTACCCTAATGGCACGTTCAATCCCGACAACTGTTGTACAAGCCATGAATGCCCAAACCACTGGGCAAGTCTTTCTGGTGCTTCTGGAGATTAGTCATAGTACTATTGCTACCCTACGTCTGGTGAACAATACAGAGAACATCACTTATGGCGGCAATACCTACACCAGCTTTCCTTTTTCTGTAGCACTCCCTCCGGATAATGAGGAAGCACAATACCAAGCACGCATCACTATCGACAATGCCAGTAGGTACTTTGTGCAGTCTGCTAGAGAACTATCTGCATCAAGAGAACGTGCCAAAGTCAAGTTGATTGTAGTGTCTGACGTATCGAGTGGTGTTGCAAATGAGACCCTCTTGACAATCAGCGACTTGGAGATTGTCTCTATCAGTTACACGGCAGAGAGTATGGATATTACCTGTAGGGTTGAGAGCCTCTTGAATGAATCCTTCCCCGGATATTCCTTCACACCCAACAACTTTCCTGGTATTTACTGATGTGGTGGAACAACTATATTGGTATACCCTATGAAGAGTGGGGTTATGATAGGTCTGGTCTTAACTGCTACACCCTGACTAGGCTTATCCAGATGGAAGTCTTCGGTAAGCACATGCCGAGACATGATGATAATCTGTATGATGTAGAAGCCAAGAAGGCATTGGGCCATCCTATTCCCTTGGAGGAAGCTGTCTCTGGTGATGTACTGCATATGTTTGCTATTGAGAATGGTAAGCGGGTAGACACCCATATTGCTACTGTGACTGAACCGGGTAAGTGTATCCATATCCTGAAAGATACCAACTCCTGCATAGTGGACTACAGAAAGCAGCCTTGGAAGAATTTTGTCATAGGAGCATACCGCGTTGACTAATCTACCCGCAGCATACTTCAAGGTTATCCTCGACCTTAACCCCTTCTCTTATGTTGACCGGATGGAGGTTGACGTTCTTGTAGGTATGTCCCTGCAAGAGATTCTTGAACTACACGTTCCCATGTGGGGAGAGAAGGCTGAATACCTTAGCTTCTATGTCAATGGTGATTATATCCCAAGATACAACTGGAAGTTTGTCAAACCCAAGGTTGGAACTAGTGTAGTCATAAAGTTGTTTCCGAAGGCTCAGGCACTCGTCTTGGGGCTTTCCACTCTTCTTGGTGGTAGTTCAATTCTCGTTACTGCTACTGGCAGTTTGACCCTTCTCGGGAGTGTACTTGCTGGCGCTATTGGTATTGGTATCTCACTACTTGCTAGTGCCCTATTTGCCCCCTCTACAAGCCTCAACACTCAGATTGATGAAGACCCTCTCTACTCTATCTCCAGTCAGAGGAATGGGTTTCGTCCTTATGACCCTGTTCCTGTCGTCTTGGGTACGCATAGGTTTGTCCCTCCTTATGGGTCCAGCCCCTATACGGAAGTTGATGGTGATGACCAATATCTCCGTATTCTTGTAGTGTGGGGTTACGATGATGTTCTGGTAGAAGATGTGAAGATTGGTAACACGCCCATTGAGTCATATGATGGTGTACAGATTCAAAATGACTTTGAGGGTGACGATCTTGAGATGACTCTCTTCCCTAATGCTGTAGCACAGGAAGGTTTGACTATCCGTCTGGACCCCAACTACGTCTCTCGGAGAACTTCTATTGAGTGTACGGAAGTCGGCTATACGGTCACTTTCCCACAGGGCTTGTATCAGGTCGGTGATGATGGCAGTCGTCAGGATGAATTTGTAGTTATTTATGTGGAACTCCTAGCTGGGGAAGAGGTAAAGATTGGTGCAAATACCTACCCCGAGGGTACTGTACTGTATGGTCCTGGTGGCATTCTTGGAAGTTCCATTGTCCACTCTATCACAGACAATACCGGGCAACCTTTGAGGGTCAGTAGCAAGTTTACCAATTTGCCT